ACAAACTTTCACTAACAAAACACCAACTGTAATTTCAGCGTCCTCTGATCTAGATGGAGTAAGTGGTGCTACATACACAGGTGTAAAATCAAGTGTTGGTGCAAAAGGTGACTATGCAGTAGTTACATTTAACACAGAAAACAAAGTTTGGTATAAGAACGAAGATAATGCATGGGTACAGGTTGGTTCATATGATGAGTCGGCTTTTGATGCAGTTGGTTTTAGTTCTTCAACTACATGGAACTCAACAACTTGGGTATCTAGTTGGCCAACAATTACAGCAACATTGACACCTACAGTATTAGGTTCAACAAACATTATTATCAACAACACACAAGTAAACAATGCAAGTACAACACCTGAAAGTTTAGTTCAAGCAATTAACGGTGCAGGTATTACAGGCGTTGGTGCAAAAGTTGATGCAAACGGAAGAGTTAAAATTTATTCAGATGGTACTTCTAGCACAGATGGTACAACAACTGATGGAGCAATTTTAATCCAAGAAGGTTCAGGACAAATCCTAACTGATCTTGGTATAACAGCAGGTTACTACAAAGCACCTGAGTTACAAATTTCTGCACACAGTTCAGTTCCATTATGGAGATCAACTGACAACGTACAAGTTGCTGGTTCACAGTACAGTGGTTTAAGACCTACTGGTTCAGTATATATTAAAACTACTACACCTAACGTAGGTGCTAGTTGGAAGGTTAAATTATACAGTTCTGGAACAGGTTTATGGTCAACTGTAGATGCACCAATTTACAACAGTGCGGCAGAGGCTATTAAAACATTAGATGCTGAAGGTGGTGTTAATATTGCAACAGGTAAATTGTTTATCCTTGCAAACATTACTGAAGATGATAATGCAATGGCAGACTTTAAAATTTACAGAAGACAAATTCCAAGTCCAACAAGTGCAACAGGTAGTGTTGCAACTCCAACGTTTGGAGCAGGAACAAAAGTCTTTACTATTAAAGAAACTGTAAAAGGCAGTTCAACTTTAGTAAGTGCAACAGTAAGTTTCACAGGTACAAGTGCAGATGACATGATCGCGGCTATCAGTGACGCTGGCTTAACAAATGTTGTTGCTGAAAAAACTAGCGATAACAAAATTAAACTTACACATAAAATTGGCGGTGAGATTAGATTAACAGACGGCAACGGTACACCTGTTGCTATTGCTGGATTTACTGCCGCAGTTGATAATGTGTATGCGGCTGGTTCAATGAGCAGTGACGGTTTTGTAATTAGTAACTGGAAACCATTGACTTACGAAGCAAGTGCAGGTGCGCCTACAAGCAATCCAGCAAACGGCACATTATGGTACAACACTAATTTAGACGAAGTAGACATTATGTATCACGATGGGAATACATGGAGAGGTTACACAAACGCATTAAGCGAAACTGATCCTGCAGGTCCTATTGTAAGTGCTACTGAGCCTACACAACAGTCAGACGGTACTGCATTAGTAAATGGTGATATTTGGGTTAACAGTTCTAATAGTGAAAACTATGGATCTTTAATTTACAAATATGACGGATTAAATTTAGAATGGAAAGCAGTAGACGTATCCGATCAAACATCAGAAGATGGTATTTTATTTGCTGATGCAAGATATGGTAAGTCAGGTGCAACTGGTGATGTAAAAGCACCGATAACAGAAATGTTGGCAAGTGATTACTTAGATCCAGATGCTCCAGATCCAGACTTATATCCAAGAGGTATGTTGTTATGGAACACAAGACGTTCTGGAAATAACGTTAAAGAGTTTAACACAACACACATTAACATCAATGAAAACTCTGGAAGAAACAAGAGATTCAAAGGTACAGGTACTACTTACAACGGCGGTACTGAAGAATCAATGGCTTCTTACAAAGTAAACAGATGGGTCGGTTATAACACAACTGCTGAAGATGGATCAGGTTTATTTGGTAGAAAAGCACAACGTAAAACAATCGTTGCGGCTCTTAAAGCACAGGTAGATACTAATGATGATATTAGAGATGAAGAAACTAGAGCGTACACATTGTTAAGTGCTCCTGGTTATCCAGAACTTACAAGTAACCTAGTATCTCTAAACATTGACAGAGGTATTACAGGCTTTGTTGTAGCAGATACACCTTTCAGATTAGGATCAAGTGCTACTGAACTTCAGTCATATGGAAACAACTCAAACAATGCTTTAGCAGATGGTGAAGATGGTTTCTTAACATATGATGAATACATGGCAACTTTTTATCCATCAGGATTTACAACAGACTTATCAGGTAACAACATTGTTGTTCCACCAAGTCATATGATGCTAAGAACTATTGCATTGAGCGATCAAGTATCGTTTCCATGGTTTGCACCAGCAGGTACAAGACGTGGTGGAATTAGTAATGCATCAAGTGTTGGATTCATTGACAGTGAAGGTGAATTTAAACCAGTTTCACTTAACGATGGTACAAGAGATACAATGCAAGGTGCTAAACTTAACCCAATTACATTCATAACTGGAAGTGGTTTAGTAAACTTTGGACAAGTAACAAGAGCCAGAAATGCAAGTGCTTTAGACAGAATTAACGTTGCAAGATTAGTTGCATACTTAAGACGTCAATTGAACTTGTTGGCTAAACCATTCTTGTTTGAACCAAACGATAAAATTACACGTGATGAGATCAAACAAGCGGCAGAAAGTCTATTACTTGAGTTAGTTGGACAAAGAGCACTGTACGATTTCTTAGTAGTGTGTGATGAAACAAACAACACACCTTCGAGAATTGACAGAAATGAGTTATACTTAGATATAGCGATTGAACCAGTAAAAGCAGTGGAATTTATTTACATTCCATTGAGATTAAAGAACACAGGTGAAATTGCTACTTTAGGGGCTCAATAATGGAGATAAATAAAACTGTAAAAGGAGCAATATAATGGCAATTTCAAGTTTATCAAGATTTACAGTACCATTAGCAAGTGACCAATCGGCAAACTCACAAGGTTTGTTGATGCCAAAACTAAAGTATCGCTTTAGAGTGTCACTTGAAAATTTCGGTGCTGGTAGTCCTGTTGTAGAATTAACTAAACAGGTAATAGATGTTACTAGACCAAATGTAAACTTTGAGTCAATCGCGTTAGACGTGTACAACTCTAAAATTTACTATGCTGGTAAACATACATGGCAACCAATAACAATCACTATTAGAGATGATGTTAACAACAGTGTTAACAAACTTTGTGGTGAACAGTTACAAAAGCAATTTGACTTTTTTGAACAGTCAAGTGCGGCTAGTGGTATCGATTACAAATTTAAAGGAAGAATTGAAATACTTGATGGTGGTAACGGCGCTAATGCTCCTGGCGTATTAGAAACTTTCGAGTTAGTAGGTTGTTTCATACAAGATATTAACTACAATCAATTGTCATACAGTGATTCTAACCCAGTTGATATTCAACTACAGGTACAGTACGATAATGCTATTCAAACTAATGGTGCTGGTCAACCAGATGGCTTAGGTCAAGCAGTTGGCAGAACAATTAGAACGTTAGCGACAGGTTAAGGAGTTAGCAAATGGCAGGACAAGTTAAAGTAAATCCAAGTGAAGACTTCACAACAATCAATTATGTTGGCATGAAGCCTTTAACATTTTTTGAAATTGATTTTGGTGCGGCCGCTAACGCTGAAGTTGGTCCTAACGAAGCAATTCAAAAATGTATTGAAGTTTGTAACAAGTATGCAACAGTTGTTATCAGAGGTGACCTACATGGAACAAACCAAAAGATGATGATTGCAGTAGAACAATCAAACGCATCTTTAGACTATGATGGCGCTGGTGCAGAAACACTTGTTGAACAGATTGAAGATGAAATTATTACATACGGTGCAACATACGGTGATAATAATTTTGATATGACAGCAGTAACTTGCACAGTTAAAACATCATTAGATTTCGCATAATTTAAAGGGCCGTAGACCGTAAAAATCTCCGGCCTTTTTTTACGACTAAATAATAGTATGGCAAAGTTAACAAAATTCTTAGGTAACGTATTCAACGGAATCTTTCAAAGCAAAGGCGATATGGCGGATTATCAACACGCCGCTAGATTGTTTCAAGATGATTATATGCGTCTTGCACCTAAGGTTCAATTTTTATATCATGTAGTGTTTAATATTAACAATGCATCAATGCGTTCACCAGATGCCGCATTTAACAAAGGACAACCACAAATTGAATGTGGTATGCTAGTAAAAGATGTTAAGTTGCCTGGAGTACAAGTACAAACAGACACAAAAAATCAATATGGTAAAAAAGCAAACTATCAAACAGCAGTAACTTATGCACCTGTGCAAATCAACTTTCATGATGATAATGACGGATTGACAAACGGTTTATGGCAACAGTATTTCAAAGCAAATTACAACGACAGTTTGTATTACAAAGAATTATACAAGCAAACACCTTATCAAGGTGCAGACAATTTTGTCAAATTTGGTTTGAATAGTGATAGAAGTGTTAACTTTTTTATGAATGAAGGTATAAGCATTTATCAATTAAGCAGACATAGATTTTATGAATTTACTTTAATTAATCCTATGATACAAAGTTGGGATCCACCTAGCATGACAGCAGGTAGTTCACAACCTACAGAAAATCAAATGACTGTGATATATGAAGGTATAAAATATGCAACAGGAAGAATCAGCACAGATAATCCTGCGGGTTTTGCCGCAGTGCATTATGATCGTTCACCAAGTCCATTAAGTATAATGGGAGGTGGTACAGCAGGATTTTTTGGTAGTGGTGGTGTACTAGCAGGTGGCTTGGATGTGTTTGGCAGTTTAACTAGTGCGGATACATACACAGATCCATTTGCACTTATAGGTACTGCCATCAAGGCAAAAAATGTTTATGAAAACGCAAAGAACTTAACCAAAGAAGGTGTGCGTAATGAGATAACAAATATTGCAGAAAAAAGTTTAACTAAATCTGCACAGCAAACATTAGATCAAAAAGGTGAAGCAAAGTTTGATGCTTATAAAACTACCAAAGCACAGGCATTAAGTCCGGACACTACTCAAGGCGTAATTCCTAGTAGTCAAACTTCCAACAATAGTTCAGGTCCAGAACTAACAACAGTAAAAGTACAATAAGATGACAAACATTTATACAAATAATGCAAACACAAACAACAGTGCTAAAAGCACTTTAGATTTTTTTGAAAACTATAACAAACAACAAATTAATTTAAAGTCTAGTGATATAGATCAGTTTCAAAGTCTGCTAATCAAAAAAGGTATGCAGGAATTAGCGGCTAGAGAAACAACAACATTAATTTTGAAACAATGTAATATTGATGAAGTTGATCCGCAAACAATATACACACAACTAAAAGAAACACCTAATATGGAACTAACAGATATATTAGGAGAAATTTTAAATATTAACAGACCTGTCAGTAGCACACTTGGTACAAAATTAAATTTTGGTGATAACAATGCCAAAAGAAATATTATAGATGGTGTATAAAAATGGCAATGAAGTTTGCTCAAGGCAAGTACGATTTAAAAAATCCTGGAAAATATATAGGAACTAAAACTCCTACCTATAGAAGCAGTTGGGAATGGCATTTTATGAAGTTATGCGATGAGCATCCTTCTGTAGCAAAGTGGGCCAGCGAAAGTATTAAAATACCTTACAGAGATCCACTTACTGGAAAGTATACAATTTATGTTCCAGATTTTTTTATTGTGTATCAAAATAAAAAAGGCAAAACTAGGGCAGAAATAGTAGAAATAAAACCAGATAATCAAACTATGCGTGAAAGTGTAGGAAAAAATGTGTATAATCAAGCACAATATATAAAAAATAAAGCAAAATGGGAAGCCGCAGGTGCCTATGCTAAACAAAATGGAATACGTTTCCGCATAATTACGGAAAAAGATTTATTCCACACCGGCAAAAGAAGGTAAGTAATAGTATGACAAAGAAACTAGAAGAATTATTAGAATTGCCTGAAGTAAAGGATACTATGGCCGAAGTTGAAGAGCCAAAAGAAGTAGACGTGCAAAAGGTAGAAAAACAAGCAAAACCTATGGAGCGTAGCATAGCAGAATTTGATAAAATAAGTGCCGCACTGCCTATGGTTAAAGGTTTGGGTGAACTAGCAGATAGAGAGTTAGATGAATTGGCAGATAAAGCCAAAAGCACATATGACGACCTAATGGATTTAGGAATGAATGTAGACAGCAGATATGCTGGTAGAGTATTTGAAGTAGCAGTAAGCAGTTTGCGTCATGCCATTGATGCTAAGAGCCAAAAATTAGACAAAAAACTAAAAATGGTTGAATTACAACTTAAAAAGCAACAAATAGACCAAAAACAGGGCGATAATTCACCAACTGTTGATAGTGAGGGCGTAGTCATAGATCGCAACGCACTCATAGACCGTATATTAAATAGCAAAGAAGATAAATAACTGTATATTAAGGAGTTAAGATGTTTAAGAAGTATCTAGCAGAAGCGGCCAAACAATACGATTTTGTAATTAAAGTTTGTGGCGATGTCATGGCAGAGGACACTGCTGACAAATTAGAAATGGCTTTAAAGAAATGGGACGTAAGCAATTTTAGTGCTGGAAAGAAAACTCCTATTCAAAATGTTCCATTAGATTTTCCACACAAGAACAACTGCGAAGTAACTATTTACGAAACAACACTTAACTACCCTGTAACAAAACACGAATTAAATCAATACCTTTCATCTTTGCTTAACATAAGTCCAAGCGATATTGTAATTAGAGTTCCTGGTGAACCATATGAAGAATATCAAGCCGAAAAGGAAAACAAACCATATGAGTCTAAGTTAATGGATGGTGAGTACAAAGACGGCGAAGCAGTTAACAAAGACGAACTTGTTGCTACTGAAAAAGGCAAAGAAACTTTTTTACAAAGCCTTGCAAAAGAGCAAAAAGAAAGAGAAGCAGGAGAATAATTATGTCACGTGAGATGATAGATGTAATGAAGAAGTTAAGAGAAATGGGTTACTATGATGAACCTAAAAAAGAAAAAGTAGACGAAACAATTACAATTACAGCAGACTCTCCAGATGACTTACCTGCTCTAACACAAATTATGAAACTTGCTGGATTACAAAAAGTTACTCCAGACATGATGCCCGATCAAGATACACCAATGATGACTATGAAGGGCGACAGTGATATTAACGGCAACTGCGAAGATGAAGATGCAGAAGAAGGTTATGCAAACGAACCTAAAGAAAAATACAAAGCATATGATAAAGACGAATATCAATTGCAACGTGTTAGAGGCCGTGATAGGAAGTTTAGTATGCGGGGAGACAATCCTTTAGAGGATGTCGAAGAGCAAATTAGACAGGACTATGTAAACTTCGTAAACGAAGATCAAAAAAAAAGACTGAAATAACTGAACAACAATTAGACGAAGGCTTCCCCATGATGTTGATGTGGCTAGCCGGCCTAGCCTGGGGTACATATGAAATTTATCAATTGTGGGAAAAGGCCGAACGATATGGGTTGAGTTATACTGTCGAAACTGGTGACTTTATGCGTAGATGGAATGAGAATCCCATGTTTCGCAAAGAAATGATAGATCTTGCCGCACAGTTAGGCTGGGTCTTCGTCGGTATTTTTG